CACGTGATCTTCGATATTTTCCTCCGGGTTTACGAGAACAGCCATGACAATCTTCCGCCCTGTAAACGTAACAGCCTTGGCGAGGGCGTCGTGTGAAGGACCGGGATCCTCGGGACGGGTACGTACCACTCGATACTTCTTGTCGCGTTTCCACGTGAAACGATACTCGATACTTTCGTCGGACTTTATTCCAATGTCCTGACCGCTCATATACCGATCCGTAACATCCTCTTCGCCGTCAATTCCGAAATATCGGACCACCTTGTATACAAACAACGGAGGTGGCTTGAACGTAATACGATTCAAAAACTCGGCGTAAAACTTTGTGATACATGTGTAATAATAAAACGCGTTTACAAAAAAGTTTATCATTTTCATTTAGTAATACACTGTTTCTTTAAATCGTTTTAAAGTTAACAATTCTTTTTATCGATAATGTCGTTGGATCAACGTCATCAACAGAAGGTGTCCGATCTCGACAATCGGCACACGCTCATAAACACCTTACACACGACCATTCGGCGCTTGGAGAAACAAAAAGAACAACAGGACGACGTGTTCGAGGTGCTCCGACTCGATGACGAAATTCACCAAATCCACGATCGTGTTTGTGTGTTGTCACAAAGCACGGAGACGGACTATCTCATGAAAGTGTCGACCGTCTTGCAGGAGCATAACGAGCTATATCACCCGGACGAAGAGTTTTCCCAAATCGTAAGCAGCGACCAAGCGTCCATTTGTAGCTACGTCGAAAAGAAATCGCAGAACAAGCGCGGACAGTTGCTCACGTCGTACATGCACAAGATGGAAGGAAGCGCGGACATTCACACGTCGGCGGAGCTTCAGCCGTCGATCGGTACCCGCGGAATTATGTGTCGCGACTGTGACGTTCCCATGCGCCTGTCGACGAACGAGTCGTACATCGTGTGTTCAAAATGCGGAAACCACGACGTGTATTTTGAACCGAGCGTGTCCGGTTTGACGTACGAACAAGAACTGAACACGGACACGAGTGTACATTTCGCGTACAAACGCATCAACCATTTGCGCGAACTTCTCGCGCAACTCCAAGCCAAGGAGCGTTCGGAGATTCCACACGACGTCATCGCGAAGATGCAGGCGGAGTTCAGAAAGGCGCGGGTGGCTAGCGTCAACGAAGTCACACAAGCCAAGGTTAAGATGTACCTAAAAAAATTGAACCTCAACAAATTCTACGAACACGCGCGACAGATCACAAACATCCTCAGTGGCAAGCCGCCTCCGGTAATCTCCGGTGAGCTGTACGAAACCCTCGTCAACATGTTTCACGACATCCAAGAGCCGTTCGAAGAGGTTTGTCCGAAGAATCGGAAAAACTTTTTCAGTTATTCGTACATTTTACACAAGTTCTGCGAGCTCCTCGGTGAGACTGATATGATGGAACTGTTCCCTTTATTGAAGAGCCGGGAGAAGCTCTACCAACAGGATTGTATATGGCGCGATATTTGCAAAATCACCGGCTGGGTGTTCCACAAGAGCGTTTGAAAAAAAAAATCATTTAAAAAATAGACGCGTTGTATCTGTAAAATGGAAAAGGTTGATCATTTGGAAGAGGATACGATACAGATACCGAGCCAGCGATTTGCGCTCATTTCGATCGTGTCACCGACGTCGAATCAGAAATTCAGCACGTGCGCGTTGAAAATTCGTGGAGTGTTTGCGACGGAGGATGAGGGTAGACGTCATGCGGACAAGCTGTCCAAAGTGGACACGACGTTCGATGTGTTTATAGTGGACATGTACAAGTGGCTACCGATTCCCCCCGACACCGACCGAATCGAAGACAAAGTGTACCAGGACAAGGTCCTCAACGATCTGATCCAGGGACACAAGGAACAGCAAATACTCGTCAAGCAACACTTTGAAGAACAAAAGAAGAATAACATGCACCATCCCCCGACCGTGACCGAAGAGGAAGAAAACACTCCCCTGAGTTAGTTTTGCTTTTTGATTGTGATTGTGTTTTTCTTAACAGTTTTACGATATTGATTATGTATGTCCTTTATTTCACGGTCGTCGTGTTTAGGGTCGTACAAACGATTGTGGGCGCTCCAAAACTTGGGGTGCCCGACGCGAAAGGATGTTTTAGGATCGAACATTCGAGCCTTGTACCAGAACACGACGTCTTCGATTTTGTTACTCTTGATCGTATTGTCAAGAACGATACACTCGTAGTTTTCGGTGCAAGCATCCATAACCTGATTAAACATGTCAAACGTGGGGAAAATCCCGAAAAAGTTTTTGTAAATCTTCTCCCGATTCTGTAAGATGTTTTCTCTAAACACGAATATATAGTCGATGTTCGATCGCAAGTCGGGAGACAAGTCCATACAGTACTGCATGGTTAACATGAAAAACACATTCCAATGACGTCCGTTGTAAAATATTTGCCGCATGATCTTCTCGCGTAAAAACTTTTTGTCGTACATGCAATCGTCCAGGATAATAAACACGGGACTGTCGCGTTCACCGCTTTTGATGAGCGAACGTTGTCGAGCCACGACTTTTTCTATCACATCGGAACGAAACTCGTTGTAGATGAACAAATCCGGAACAAACTCTTGATAAAAGCAATTACCCTCCTCCGTCCCCGACATCACCACACCTGCCGGTAAGTGCTTTTTGTGATACATGATATCTTTTACACACGTCGACTTTCCGCTCATACGCTTCGCGATATACACCACCACCGAATTGTCCCGCATCGTTTTAGGGTTGAACTTTTTGATTTGAAGATTCATTTTTTTGTGGTTTGTACTTTAGCTTCATTTTTCTAATGCAAACCGCGCGCAACTAATCACGTTGAAAATCTACGTATTTTTTTTCTCTGCTTTAATAATATTAACAAACAAACATGGGAGGAGGACTTATGCAACTTGTAGCCTACGGCGCCCAAGACGTCTTCCTGACCGGCAAGCCGGAAATCAGTTTCTTTAAGGTGGTCTACCGCCGCCACACCAACTTTGCCATGGAGTCCATCGAACAAACCTTCAACGGTAACGCTTCCCTCGGTAGTCGCGTGACCTGCACCATCAGCCGCAACGGGGATCTCGTCACTAATATGTGGCTCGAGGTCACCGTCAATAAGGACACCGGTGTGGTCAACTCCCTCGGTCACGCCCTCATTGAGCACATCGAGCTCGAGATTGGCGGTCAGCGCATCGACAAGCATTACGGAGAGTGGCTCGACATCTGGTCCGAGCTGACCCTCCCCGAGGAGAAGCGCGCCGGGTTCAAGGAAATGATCGGTCGCCGCGACACCGGTACCACCACTCCTCTGGAGTCCACGAAGTTGTACATTCCCTTGCAGTTCTTCTTCAGCCGCAACCCGGGCCTGGCCCTGCCCCTCATCGCCCTCCAGTACCACGAGGTCAAGGTCAACATCCAGTTCCGCGACCAAGGCAAGCTCGATCTCAGCACTGGTACCAAGAATCTCGCGATTTCCAACCCCCGCCTTTTCGTCGACTACGTCTACCTCGACACCGACGAGCGTCGCCGTTTCGCCCAGTCATCCCACGAGTACCTCATCGAACAGCTCCAGCACACCGGTCCCGAGACCACTCGTTCCTCCAACTTCCGACTTAACTTCAACCACCCGGTGAAAGCGCTCGTGTGGGTGGTCCGACGCCAAGATGCCGAGCCTCTCGAGTGGGGTACTAATGTAGTCAGGACGTACAACGCCGAAAGTGGCTACGACGGTGCCGTTCCCGCGGGAGATGCTTTCGACACCTGCAAGCTTCAGTTCAACGGCCACGACCGTTTCACCGAACGCGACGCCTCTTACTTCCGTCTGGTCCAGCCTTACCAGCACTTCACCAGGATCCCTTCCAAGTACATCTACACCTACTCCTTCGCCCTCAACCCGGAGGCTCACCAGCCTTCCGGTACCGCCAACTTTTCCCGTCTCGATAACGTGACCCTGACCCTCAACAAGATTAACGACTCAAACAAGATGGGTAACGATTCCGAGCTCCTGGTGTACGCCATCTCGAACAACGTGCTTCGTATCCAAGCGGGGATGGGTGGCCTCGCCTATTCCAATTAGAAGAATTTTCTCCCTTTTTTTGAAAAAAAATACACTAAAACTAAAAGAATTACCATTTACTAAAAGAATTACCATTAACTAAAAGAATTACCATTAACTAAAAGAATTACCATTTTTTGTTGTAAACTTGAAATAAAACAACATGAAATCGTAATAAAAATAAAACGTGCCTACTTTTCGTGCCTCTTTCCTGGGGGTGGAGGGGAGGGGGGGTCGGTCGGTTTTTTTACCGTACGAACACGTACATGCCCGTGGGATGGATGCTACCTGAATAACCAGTGGTATTATTTTCGCCATACATCATCGTATTCGACACAACTGAAACCTCATGGTCTTCTAGACTAACCCAAGGATCTATCGGTTCCCAATGTCGGTAATACCACTTCGCGGTGTACGGGACCGTGCTAATAGACGATTTTTTAATGGTACGCTCTTTTGCTTATGCTGCTTTTGCTGCTAAAGCTGCTGCTGCTGCTGCTTCTGCTGCTGCTTTTTCTGCTGCTGCATCATCGTCCTCTCCGGTACCGAAAATATCCGCGCGTTTCCAGTACACCACGCCTCCCAAAATGATTAAAACGAGTACTATCGCTATTACAAGAATAATCATTTGATTTGACATTTTATACTATACACAACAACTTTTTTTTTTAACAAAGAGATCTACTTGATTTACCCCTTACCGCCCTAGGATCCTTTTCGAACAAAATATTTTTTTTTAACAACACATATTAGTGTTTGATTTTGTTAAAGCGTTCTTCTCGGGAATTAGCGGTCATATCTGTTCCTATACCGTCTTTTACTATAACACTATATGTTTTACCAAATAATTTCATACGTGAATATTGGCGCTTCGGACACCAAGCGCAAACACCGGCGACCTCATCGGTTATGAACGATTTGTTTTTGTTGACGACCAAGTCCCTCATGAAATCGTTGCACGCAGTTGTGTTACATGTCGGTACAACCGGTACAATGGGCGCGTGCCCGCAGGTCATGGAATATTCGTCACACACCAACGGGGATTCACACATCTTGACCGAACAAGATTCCCCTAAGGCTGCGTCTGCTACTGCTGCTGCTGCTGCTGCTGCTGCTGCTACTGCTGCTGCTGCTAATGCTGCTGCTGCTGCTGCGTCTGCTGCTAATGCTGCTGCGTTTGTTGTGGCT